ACTCTACGAAGTATGCACCCTCGTATGTTCCGATTTCTCCTGCCCAGATACGGTCTTGAACAGAGCCGTATTGGTTAGGAAGCAACCATCCTGCTGAACCTGTCTCAGCACGTAGGTCGTGGGATACCTCTGGGTGGATACCAGCCCAGTATAGTGAACCCTTACGAGCAACGGACTTACCAGCACGTAACTTAGCAACAGCCTTACGGATGTTAGCAGAAGATAGTGTTGCAGCAGCAGTTACAGTTGCAGTTGAAGTTGCAGTTGAACCTGAGTAGATTACGTTTGTTCCGCCACGCAATGTTGTCATTGCTACGGAGTCAATAGAATCTGCAAGGTTGAACGCGATAATGTTTGCGATTGCTGGGTCTACATCAGCAAGGCTGAATAGTTCCAACGCACGTGTTACCAACACTGAGTTACCGTACTCGTTAAGAGTAATGGTTACTGTTGTTGGTGTGGACATTGCTACTGCATCTGGGTCAGCATCCTCAGTAAGGGCTGTAGTTGCAGCAGATAGGTCAACATAACGTTGTAGAACGACTGTTGAGCCTGGAATTGCTTGTCTTGCTGGACGCTTATCTGCGACAGAACGAATTAGTGGTTCTGAACGGAGAGCGAATTCAAGAAGACGGTCATACGCCTTCTGTACTAAACCAGCAGAACCTGCGGTACCTCCAAGAGAGGAAGAACCAGCGGTTACATAGGCATTAGCCATATCGTCACCTCCAAGTGACTATGAACGGAATTATTGTGAGCGAAGTACATCCAGTAACGCGTCCATTGAATCCGCGTTATCGATGCGAAGATTTAAGTCTTCTGCTCGGTCTGGGGTCATAGCACTAGACGTTAGAACATCCTGTTGACGTAATGCGGCACGGTCTTGTTCTGACGCTTTAGGCTCTTCCTTGGCAACTGTAATTCCAAATAAGTCTGCGTTATCATCAAGCCAGTTATTCACTGACTCTTCGTTAACATCATCCAAATCTTTAAGAACTAATCTAGCCGCTTTGGCGTTGACACCCTTCTTTTCTAGGACTTCTTTGACAACTCGTTCACGCTGCGCCTTGGATAATCCCTCAAGTTGCTCAGTGAGTTCTTTGATACGTTTTTCATCTGAACGTTTGGCTTTGCGTAACTTTTTAAGTAAGTCACTTCCATCCATCTGTCCATCTGAATCTGTATCCAGATCGTCGTCTTCGTCTTCCCAGTAGTTGTTGCTCATAGCAACCCACCCTTCTATTCGTTGTAGTCGCAAGCCTCAAGTCTATTCGGGGAAATAGGTTGGCTCTTGCTATCGGTCTTATACACTGCGCGAGGGCCGATGGATCCGCGTCAGGATTCTATTATATGTTTGTCTGGCTGCTTAATGCACCTTGTGCTAGTCCAGATTTCTTACCAAATTGTGCCATTTCAATGGCGGTAAGTCTTTCACGTTTACGTTTGGCAGATGCTAATCCTTGTAGATTCTCTTGTTCTGCTTGTAGTAATCCGTATTGATCTTCAGTTCCACCATAGATAGAACTAAGTTTTTCGGCAGTTGGAAGCAGTTCGGCTATGGTTTTGTATCCCTTTTCAGCCTCTGCTTTTGTAGTACCCATTTGACCTAGTACGTCTGCGCCAACGGTTCCTCTATTAACATTAGTATAAGCACTTCCAATATTTGTTTCCATTGAACCTAGTTCGGTTGCAATGATGCCTTGACGAAGTGCGGCTCCACCTATTTCGGCTGCCTTTACTTTGCGCTCTAGGGCTGGGAATTGGTTGGCTGGGTCTAACATACCAGATACAATATCAACAGTAGTTAAAGATGGATAGAACTTCTTAAATGTGTTTGTTACCATTTCATCATTCATAACTCTATCAAATGCAAGAGATACTCTATCTGCTATATCTGTTACCTTTAAATCGTTAGCAATAAACTTATTATAATATGCTTGGGTATTAAAGTTAGTTAATCCATATGCTGATAATGTTGACTTATATCCTTGTTCCATAGCAAGGTAGTCTGCTGGAGACAGGACTGACATACCAGCCTTTTGACGCTCTAAGTTAGCACTAAATCTTTGATTAAACTTGGCGTTATATCTATCATCAAACTGTAACAAAGTTACAATATCATCGCTACTTGCCTCTGGATACTCCAAACGTATCTGTTCTAACACTGAAGCAAGATCTGTAATACCATATGATTCAAGAATCTTTGATATAGTAGCATATGCAGGATTTGAGGTAGATGTATCTTGTTTGCCATATTCTGGGTTGTCTTCCCAAGAAACGCTACCATCACTATATGTAACCGTCCAACCAATTATTTTGCCTTTTGAATCGGTTTTAGGTATACGACTTACAACAGTTTTTTCTGGAGCCGCAGGTGCTCCACCGCCACCACCTTCACCAGTATCTGGTGGCATATATCCAGGGATAAACGTATTTGTAGCACCAGTTGTTTTTCCGACTGTTGGCGCTTTATTTGTGGTTGGTTTTGCAGGGGTGAAAGGAATACCACTATAACCACCAGATGCGGGAGTACCGTAAAGATTTAAACTTTGGGAAAATGTAGGTGCAGCAGGTTTAGCAATAACAGCAGGAATACCACTATAACCACCAGTGGTTTTTGCATTGGTAGTAGTTGCTTTAGCGGCATCAAGTTTAGCCTTTTGTACTGACGGAACTATTAAGCCTGCCATTAACCTCTACCTCCAATATTAAATGCTCTTAGTAATGCTTGTAAATCATTTGTAGATCTACTTTTAAAAGCATTTGTTTTCTTAAATTCATCGCTTGCGTAAAGCATTTTTTTATATTCATTAATACTCATAGCCTTTTCGCCAGACCCAACGTTATACATATCCTGTATACTAATTTGATCTTCTGGAATCTCAAGTATCTGAGACCGTAGATTAATCCAGGGAGAAAGTATTTCTCTTGCTGTTTTGCCTTGAGCAAAAAAGTCTTTAAATGCTGGGAGGATAGCAGTGGCTTGCATTGTAACACCATCAAGTACGTTCTTATATGCATCTTGACTTCTTAAAGATTCAACTGCTTTGCTATATATTTGTTTCTCATTGATAGGAATACCATTGTTGTTATAGGCTGTTCGTATGTTTCTAACATACCGACCTAGAGCACCCTTGTCTGTAGTGCCTGGAGCCATACCAGTTTGATTAAGATTATATAAATCATTGGCTTTTTTCTGCACATATTTTAAAAGTATATCTTCTTTTTGCTGGGCAGTTATGCCAGACTTAGATGACTCAAGCGCATTAACTTCTTTAGCATATGCCTTGATTAAACCAGAGTCAGGTTTTGATTCAAATAGATCTAAAAACTTGCTATTTAAATCAGCCTCAATAGCGGAATAAGAAGTAACAGCCTTAACAGCAGGGGTAACCTTACCAAAGAACTGCTCAGCCATTGCTCTATTGCTAGATAATTTAATAATAGTATTGTCTGTAGTGTCGCCACTCCAGTCAGATATAGCAGCAATCTTTTCAAGTGCCTGGAAGTCTACATCTCTTGGGACTATAGATCCACTTTTAATTTGCTTGCTTATGAAATCGGGGGTTGGGGCTAATCCAGTAGCGTATAGTCCAGGAATCTGACCCATACGAAGAAGTAATGTTGCCCTATCATCTAGACTCAGGTTAGCAAACTTTAATGCACCAGCACCTTTTTCATAGGTGGCTGTGCCAGCACCTTTAATTTGTGTACCTTTAGGTAGTCCAGATAAAGTTTTACTATCATTAGTCTGGCCAATTGGAATGCCAGCAGTTGCATTAGTAGCAGATTCTGTTGGTTGAGTTCCAGTTGTTTTTGGCGGAGTGCCTGCCTTTGCAGCATCCTTTTTCTTCTTAGCCTCTTTAGTACTAGGAAGTGCAAAGATATCTAATCCTACCACTAGTTAGTCTCCAACTCTCTCTTAAAGAATGAATAAAATATTTTCTGGAAATCAGGATTTCTCTTGATTATCTCTAGTGCTTGTTGTGCTAGATAGGTACGTTGAGCCTCGAAGCCCTTAGTATCTAAACTGTCATTTGGCTTTTTGCCATTAAGTTCAAGAGTCTTGTCTCTTAAGTATAAGTAATCTCTCATACCAGCAACTGCCTCTGAATCCAGGAATCTATCATCTTGTGTTGCTTGTCTTAGTTGGTTTAACGTTCTATCTTCTTTGCTTGCATCAAACACAGTCTTACGACCCATTAAGTTATAACTATCACCAAGGTTAGATAGTGCAGCAGCGGTATATTGGCTAGTCCAATTTTCGGCTACTGAACGAGTAAGTAATCTATCTTTAGCAGCAGAATAGCGTAGGCCAGTTGCCTTATCTATAATCTGTTGTTTAGTTAATAGTTCAGAATTGCCTTTTCTTTTGTTCCAGTTGTATAACTCTGTAGAGAATCCACCATTAGGATAGAAATATCCATATACATCACGGTATTCTTCTACTACGCTTGGGTCTCTAAGTATCATTTGATATGTCATTAGATTACTTGGTGGAGTTGCTGTTCCATTAGGGCCAGACCAACTAGATATAAGAGCAAATATTTGCTCAGGGCCGTATAAGTCTAAGAAATCGGCATAAGCCTTATATGTGTCGCCAGAATACTTATTCTCTAAATCTTTAAAATCTGATGTAAGCGCAGCAACTAGCATAGTGTCACCGCTTTTATCTTTAGTAAGTTCTACTGTAGATACGGCTACTGGACTTCCTAGTCCAAATATACCTCTTGACATAGTGAACCATTTTGCAAACTTATCTGCATCTTTCATCAATCTGTTTTGATCACTAGGGTCATCGAGATTGTAATCGCCACCGCTAGCAAGATAGTTCATTACTGGAGCATACGCTGCAGCATAACCTTCTTCCCAGCCGAATATACCAGATGCAATTCTAGATATATTATTTGTGCTCAATGCTTGAACAACACCAGGAGCAGTAGTTAAGTTCGGTCTTCCAAAAGGAAATAAGAACTTCTCTGCCAGTTCTCTTGTTGTTGGCGGCAGTGCTTGTAGTGGATCGAATCCAAAACCTTCAATTATATTTAAAGGTATAACTAATCCTGGTCCAAACCCTGGTAGGATTCCTGAACCAAGCGCAAAGTTAAATGATTGTGGGCTACCTTGAGAACCAAAAGGTCCTTCAGTGCTTATCTTTCCACTCAAAAGATTAGTCATAAAGTTCATACCAGTTGACATAAATGGTACGTAGAACTGACGTTGACCGTATGAGTTTGTAAAGAAAAATCCTTGATTTGGATCATAGAAATTCTTAGCATCAGTTACTTGATACAGTGCTGATGATTCTGGGGAGTTAAGGAAGTCTAAAGCACGAGCAACCTTATATACTTCACCAGGATTATCAAATGCTAATCTTCCCCAGGTGCCAATTGTATCAGCCCAGGCTTGACCAAATGGTGCAACTAATCTTAATTGATGCCACAATAAACGCTTCTTTGATGCATCATAAAATAAGTCTTTAACGTGCATACTTGCAACTCTGCTAGCATAAGTATTGATTTCTTCAAGAGTCATAGTTCCTTTGCCGTCTGCTTTTTCAACAGACTTCCAGAAACCGTGCTTAATTCCTATTTGTTCTTTGCCATTAGCGCTTAATAGTGGGCTTAATGACTTAGGAGCAACCTTGCTGATTTGCGCTATGGCATCAGCATCTGCTGCATAGATTACATCTCTTACAGTATCCCAATATTTCATACGCCATTCAGGACCCATACTTGAATTCTTTTCAATTTTAACCGCATAATCAAAGAATGCATCACTAACAGCGGTAAGACCAGACTGTCTCTTTTTGTCAATTACTGCTACTTCTTTAGGTATCTTCATAGCAACATTGTCCCAGTTTGCTATACCTTCAAAAGCCTTTTTAAGTTGAGCCGCAAATTCTTCATTAGCATCTTTAATTTTCTTTTTGCCAGCCTTAACTTGCTCAGCATTTAGAATTGAGTTTAAAGCGTCATCTGCTTCTTTAGGTACCTTAATAGAATATCCAGATGTCTCTATAGCGCCTTCGCCAATTAGTTTCATAATTGCTTCAGCAGATGCGCCATCTTGGCCAGCAACTTGCTCGATACGAGCACGTACAGAAGTTGCTCTATTCAAAGTATCTTTGCCAGTAAATAGGTAAGCCATTGCCCCCTCAGGAGTATCAAAGACTGCCCTTGTTTCTGGACTCTGTATACCATTTAAAAATCTATCCCAGGCTGGTCGACCCTCTCCATACAAAAAGTATGTAACGGTATCGGCTTCTTTACCTGGTGATGTTCTTGCAACTGCTTTTGCTAAGTTACTTTGATTTAGAATTCTAATTTCATTTGCTAAACCCAAGAACCAGTTTTGATCTTTTGAGTAAACAAGATTATAGCCACGCATTACAGATACTTTATCTACTTCACCTCGTGAGCCAACAGATAGATCATCCATAAATGTGTGATAGTCAGATTTAGCACCATTTGCTATGGTTTCATTTGCTAATTCTTCTGCTTTAGAAAGTTTAATATTTTGGCCAAACACATTGTGTTGCCATTGATCAAGGCTATTTGCTAAACGCTTCCAACCAGGTCCATCATTCTTTCCTTGCCACATACCAATAGCAGCAAGTGGATTATTATAGAAAGATATATGGCCATTAAGCATAATGCGTATCTGCTCTTCACCTATGTTACGAATAATATAGGCTGGTCTGGTTAAAATAACTCTTTTCCAGTAGTTACTTGTAAATTCATCAATAGCATTAAAGGTTTTGCCAGTGGCACCCTTAGCATATTGGTTAAGTTTTGATACTCTTCTTATTTCTTTCATTAATTCAGTTGCTGGTGGAAAATAAACCATAGATTTTAAGCGTTCTGACTCTAGATGAGGTCCACTAAGGGTTACTTTTCGTCCACCAGATATAACAAAGTCTATATTAGCATTGCCTCTGTGAAGTTCTGCCCAGTAAGTAGCCTGTTCGTCAGCATTTTTTGCAAACACTCTTGTTAATTCTTCTAATTTATCAGGACTAATACCTGCTTTTTCAAAGGCAGCAGCATTTGATTTAAATACAATATCATAAACTTTAGTTGCGGACTGATATGCAGACACACTTGGGTCAGTATTAAAAGCAATGTCATCAACTATTGCTCTGATTTGAGTTTCATCTACCTTTAGTGATCTAGCAAAGTTAATTACCACATCAATCAGGGCATCTTTATCTTCAAAGTGAACCAGAGTTCCAGTCTTTGGAACGTAAGTATTATAACTCTTACTTAAACCATTGTATAATTTTTCAGCATTAGGTATTTTTTTAATACCTTTAGTTGCCCATCCAGCGATTCCTTGTGCTGGTCTAGCAATTGGTCCCTTTACAATTCCACTCAAGGCTCTAGATGTTACTGTTCCGCTTTCTAAAATGTTTTGAACTACTGTACCATCTGCAACATATGGCGCTAATACCTGAAGAACTTCTTCGCGTGTCTTTGCGTTAGCAAGATCTTTTGCTTGTTGTAATGTAAAGCCAGGTTGTCCGCGTCTTTTACTGATTTGCATAATCTTGTAGTAGTCATCGATTTCTGCAATTTCATTTAATATAGGTTTAGCGGATGCACCATTTAAAAATTCTGCAATAGCGTTGTAATTAATTCCTTTTTGGACTGCTTGAGATTCTTCATCAAGTTTAACCTTCTTTGCAAAGGCATCGTTATAAGATTTTTGAAAGGCTAACAGTTGGCTATCAGCAACTGGAACTCCAGCGTTAACTGCTCTTTCAGTTAGATTTAAATCCTCTAATGCTTTAACTACATCATCATTTGCAGTTGCAACCTGCGCCTCTAGAGCGGTTAACTTTTTTAAGTCTTCCGCAGATGCACGTCCAGCAGCGTATGCTTTTGATTTCTTTATAGAGTCAATAGCACGCCTTGCTTTATTTGCTTTAGTTACTGGATCAGCATAGATCATTAATCCAATTTCACCGATAGCATTTATAAGTCTAGCATTGCCACTTTCTAAATTTCCACCAGTCATAATGTATGAGATTGGATCAATTGGTGAGTACGGTCTATATAAAGGATTTCCCTCTTTATCTAGAACTTTGTTACCTTCTCCATCTAATACAGAAATTTTACCTAATTTTAATTTTTCTTGACGTACTTTAAATCCTACGCCACTTTCTTCGTTGATAAAAAATCCAGAACCAGTGTCTACTTTTCCTTCAGAAAAGAGTTGTTTAATTGATTGAACTGCGTGTGTCTGGTCAATACCTTCCCACACCCAGTTAGAGTTTTGGCCAGTAGCAACATTGGCAACAGCATTTCCAAATGAGTTAATTACGGCCTCAACTGGAGCGAATAAACCTGTTGTTGTTAAACGACTAACGCCCTTGATGCCAGTCCATATGTTGTATGGAATGCCCCACATTTTACTTTTAAAATTTTCATTTGCTATTCTTTGGTTTTCTTTTAATTGATCTAATTCTCTTTGTGCTTTTGTTTGCTTGTCAATCTCTAAAAATGTATCTGTTAATTTACTTGATCCAATAGTACCACTCTTATAAAGTGCTGATATAGCGCCAGCAGAAGCAGTTGGATTTGTAGAGATAGTTTTTCTTAAAATGTCAGCATCAGCACCAGTAAGTGTTTCTGCTTGCTGAGAGATATCAATATAGTTTAATTGTTCTTCAGTAAAGTTAGGTTCTTTAATGCCCTCAACAATATAGTTTCCATTGGCATCCTTTTTAATATTTGGGTATGCCACTAGATCCTACCTTCGGCGCTCATTACTTCCATCATACGACGGACATCCGCATTGTTTGGATCCATTTGATATAGTGCTTTGATTAACTGTGTTGAACTATCTAAGTTCATTCCAGGTACAACTGAAGGCAATGATAATATTTCTGATCCTGCTCCAGCACCTGAATCAACTCCATTTGTTATTGGTAGGCTACTGTCAGATGTAGGATCCATTAGTCCCATAAGACTTTTTAATTGTGGCTTTGGTGCTGAAGGTGTTGCTGCCACAGGGTTACCAGCCATAGGTGCTGCAGTCTGTTGTTCCATTTGTGCTTGACCTTGTCCATAGGCTAATCCAGACATATAACGTGCAGGTTGTGTTCCTGACTGTCCTGCTCCGCCAGTTGCTGATACGTTTGCAGGATTGTTCTGTGGTGCAGTTGGACGATAACCGCCTCTGTTCTTTGCCATAGTTCCTCCTACTTAATTTTTCTAGGTTGTTCTTTTGATATGTATGGTCCTGCTGTAAACGCTGTAAGTTTAGATGCAATCTCCATTGCTTCAAATGCATCTGCTCCAGCATATAAAGCACCTAATGCATAGGTTGCTCCAGATCCTGCAGCATATACTCCATCTGCAGATTTACTTATTGATAACTCTTGATCAACATCAAAGATCTCTCCACCAACAGCCATTATAAACTGAAAGCGAGAATCTTTACTATCTTCTTCAAAATTATAACCATTCTCTGTCATACATTTACGAAGAGATGGCATTGCCTTTACAATCATAAAATGATATAAATCTTCTCTATCTTGCTTAGTTGGAGTTGGTGGCTCCCAAATATGTTGTGCTATATCGCAAGGTAATGTTTCACCAGATCCAGCAATTAGAAACATACCATTCTCTGAAATCTTTTTAACTTCAGGGTGTGTATAGATTCTACCATCAGCGTCAGTGGTCTGACTATCAGCAACTATAAAGCAACGATCTTTGTGTTCTAATCCAATAATTGTTGTCATTGTCCCCTACTTAATTATCGGCGTCGAATGGTTCTTACGCTTGCGTTTGCTTCTCCGCCTGATGTTAGGCTAGATAAAAGACTTTGAATATCTGGTGCTTGTTCTTGAGGTGGTAACTCCTGTGCTTGTCCACCTTGTTCTGGCGGAAGAGCGCCTCCTACTGAAGCAGCAGCGGGAGCAGGGGACGTTTGCTCAACCTGAGATTGCGCCCCAGCAGGAGGAACCTGTTGTGGTTCGGGTGCAAAGATTTCTGCAATTGCATCCTCTATCGTTTGTCCCTTTTGTCTTGACTTAATAACTTCAGCAATTTTTCTAACAATGTCTGTAGGATTCTGTCCACTAGCGGCCATTTGTGGAATGACTTGGGTGTATGCTTGAAGTGAAGATACAAGAGCATTACGCATATCTTCAATTTCAATTTTCTCTTGCTCTTGTGTAACATTGACATTAAACGGTAACTCTCTCATAGCCATATCTTTGGAGATTAATTTGCCGCCAAGTGCTTGCAGCATAAAGATAAGACCTTGGGCTGGATTAAGACCAGCAAGCATTCCGTAACGAACATCTGCAGAATAATCGCCCTTGATATCTTTGCTTGGCTTGTACTCTAATGCGTAAGGTGAGCCAGCATCTACACCGCGAATTGTTTTAAGTTCATCGAAGAACATCTCGTCAACTTCAAAACATAAACCAATAACATCACGAAGGGCTGTAGCAAAGATTGCTTGTGCTGATTTAACTTGTGTATCAAAGGCTCCCATAAGTGCTTGGATGCCTTGACCTGTAACAATAGATGCATCAATGTTTCCAGTACGTCCCTCTGGATAACGAGCACCAACTCTAAGTTCTTGATTAAGTAATTGCTGTTCTGTAAATGCACCTTGTGGTAACGTAAGTTCCACACGACGAACACCTGCTGGATTTGCTGTACGGATAACCGCATCGCCACCCAACTGTAGTTCTTGTACATCTTGAGGAAGTACAATAGGAGCCTGTACAGATTTTTCTGCAGCCTCCATAGCCAACATAGCAAAGCGATTACGAAGTAATTGAATTCCTAGTACATCATCAAACTGTCCACGCATCTCACCATCAACAGATGGGCGTTTAGCAACAACAACCATCATCTTACCAAGTGGATTACGTGCTTGAGATAAAACTAAATTTTGGCGTGCAGGTATATATACAACAGATTGATCTTTATCGTAGTAACGAATGATTTCAACCAAGTTGTTTATTTCTTGTTTAAACCCAGTAGGTCCAAGTAGTTGACCTTCATACTCTGGGAACTGTGCTACTAACTCACCAAGTGTAAGTGTGTAACGTTTTGCAAATGCAACGCATCGTCCATAGCGATCAAATTCAGGATAAGCCATCCTTGGGTTTTCTAGGCGAATGCGTGGCAGTTTTGCTTCCTCGTCCATTTCAATAATGAATGGGAGGAATCCGTATGTTATGTAGTGGTCTGCACCTGTGTACATAGAAACTTGTAAATCGGAATTATTAAAATAGTTAGAAGCAATGCGAGTACGATTGTCAGCAAACCTACGAGCACGATCATTGACCTGGCTAGCGGATGAGCAGTTAACCGCTGGAAGAGGCGCCATAACTTCAGAAAGGTCTTTGGCAACAATATCAATAAAATTTGCAACGACATTAGCGTCTACACCATCTGGAAAAAAATCGGGATATACCTGTGAGATTTTACCTTGACGCACAGAAAGGACGTCACCTGCGCGAGCATCGCGTTCTGAAGCACGATATTTAAGTGAGTCTACTCGTGCTGCAATTTGTTCAATCGATAATGCCATTAGTTTCCTCTTTTAATTCTGCTCTTTGAAAGATCTCTGTCGCGTTGCTTTGCTAGGCTTGATTGCCACTTGCTATACTCAGGTGTTCCTTTTTCTGGAATGCCTAGATCTTTTCTAATCTTTGCTTTAGATACTTCAATAGGTGGAGTAGTTCCTTCGCGGTAAATTTTATTTACGGTCTTAGCACCTTTAATGCCGCCAACAACTCTTGCCGCTCTTGCTGCTGCTACTATAGGTCCTATGATTGACACGCTATATCCTATCCGTAGGTTTCTTGCCATTGCTCTGCAAAGGCGTCGTCTAAATTGATTCCGTATCTTTTATCTTTTTGTGCTCTAGTTGCCCAACGATTATTGGCAAACTTGGTAGCATAAGATGATTGCTGCATAAGTTCACGAACTTTAATAACAGCAAACCACAGCGCCATTACGGTATCTGTAGGGTTTTTAGTATCAGGTTTCCAAGTAATCAATTGCTGTACTAAGGACTTCAAGCCCTCAGAGCCTTCATTAGAAGGAAGTTCAATTAGGTTATTATCTTGGAAACGAGAATCTCTTGTTGTCCCAAATAGCGAAGCCATAGAGGCTACACCAAATCCTGTATCCCATTTGTTCTTACCTGTGAAGTGAGAGTTTAGGGTACAGCCATACTGAGCCAACCAGTTACGTAGATCATCATCTAGGGCGTAAGCCTTCTGGTGGGCGTTAATCTCTATTCGGATCTCTTGGGGTTTGTATTTAATGACCCATTCTTCTATGAGATCTCTAATTCTTTGCGGAGTGGTATCTGTCATATTGACGCAGTCAAGGACATAGATCTTACCATCAGAGCGATTGTAGGTTATTACTACTGCTCCTGTGGCTCCTGCCATTGCAGGGTCGAGGCCGATAACGGTGTAAGAACCATCAATATGTTTTGGATGGCCTGGGACTCCAGCCTTGAGTGGGCCTCTCTTTCGCATACCGTTGACGCATCCAGCGACAACAGTTGGCGAGAAGATCGAGTCTTCCATAACATCTTCTTGCTGGTAGACCAGCGCCCATACTGAGGGAGCGACTTCAGACCTTCTAGTAAATAACGAGGGTCCATCCCACTTTGTATATAATCCTTGTTCATCTGCCTCATCTTGTTCCCCCTCAGGCCTGTCAGTCTTTGGCCATAAGGTTTTCCAGTTGGCAGGCTTCTCATCAAATTCTAATACTGCTGGTTGACTAAAGTAAGTGAATGGAGATTTACCACCAGTCCATTGACCAGGATCTCTCATCATCTTATAAAGATCAATAGGTGCGACACGGGTTCCTACAATAAGTAGTTTTCCGTGTCGACCCAAACGGGTGATGACTTCTTTTTGAAGCCATTCAATTTGCTTCTCCCACTCGTGGGCATTTGCATTCATCACCACATCGTCAAGGATAATCAGATCGGCGCGAGCACCGTAAATCTGAGATCCAAAGCCTAATGCTTGTACAGTCGGGTCTTTCTCACCAGAGTCTCGGCCAGTTCCCAGGTAGATCATATCAGCAGACCAAGTGTTGGAGTCTGCTTTGTATCCACCCTGTGGGCCAAAGGCTACCTGCAACTTAGTCCAGTTAGGATGGCTAAGGCGGGTCTTGATGGCTGAAAGGAACTTTCGGGCCATACCCTGGGTTTTTGAAACAATAATGATTCTGACGTTAGGATCTACGGCTAGGCGGTAGGTAACGTAGTTGATTGTGATAACGGTTGACTTGGCGTGTTCAGGGGGTACATTGATAAGTACACGATTGGAAGCGCCTTGTTCGTAAGTCATAGATGGGTGGAGGAACCTAGGTTCTCTGCCCTCTACCAGATCCACCCAGTCAAGGTGGTGGTCAAAAAGTGTGGTCTCTAGAAACTCCTGAGAGAAATCCTCGAAGGAGATATTCTTAAGTTCGGCAAGATCAGTCTTGATACCCTTGGAGTCTAACCTAGCCTTGTCAGCCTGTTCTTTAAAACTTGGCTCGGTAAGGGTCCATTGGCGGTAAGCGGCCTCAGATCGGCCAACCGACTCCATAGCCATCTTGATGGTCTGACCCTGTTTAAGTTGGGTGAGGACCTTGTACTGGGCCTCTTCCTTGGTAAGGTTCTGCTTTGCCATTTAACGCCCCTAAGACTAATCTAACGGTAGCCGTCTAACGGCATAGGTATCCCACTATATATATTTTATATATATACTATTATAGGAGTTGTCGGGATTAAAAGGAGACAACTCCTTATATATAATATTTTATATTTACATATATAGATAACCTGTGAATAACTGAAAAACGCACAACTTAGGGTGATATATTTTTATAATGTCCTATTTGTATACATATTAGGCCACCTAACATAAAGTTATTACCTAAGACATATATATATTACCGCAGTAAAAGTTAAGCACTCTGGGTCAAAGAATTGTCGACTTATCGATTTATAGACTTATTTACTTACCGACCAGTAGGAATTACCTGATAGTTTCCTGAGAGATACCTTAGAACTACCTGAGTGTAATTAAAATACTGAAATACTCGAACACTTGTTCGAACTATCTCCCCGACCATATATTACCCGCCAGTAATCGAACAGATGTTTGTGTGATGTAGATAACATAATAGGGTCGGCGTGTCGCTTGACTTTACAATTTAAGCGTGGTAGTATTCTCTTTATCAGGTTAGTAATAGCCCGATATAACTAAATAAAGAACTTAAAATATATTTAGAACTTACGGCGTGTCGAACTTGACAAGCGGTGAGGGATAGTGTAGAGTAAGTTCTACAAGGTTAGATTACTTAGTAAGTAGGTGGGTGGGTTTGCCTTCCTAGTAGTGTCGGCGGGTGCGCTGACCGAGGGCTCTTAGCCACTTACTCACTAAGTAATCTAGCCCCTAGTGAGAGGATAGATAGTGTCGTATAACCCCTATGGGGTTAGCGGTAGCATTATCACACCCCCTAGAGATGTTCGTTCTGCCCCTGCGTGGCTAGGTTCGCGCAGTAAGCGGTTCAGCAACCTAGAGGTGCGTGATAAAGAGGGCAATTTAATCGTGGCTATCGAGGATAGTCAAGCGGTTAAACTGGCACGGCGAACTATTAAGAACGCCAAACCTAAGCCCGACACTACCCCTAAACCTTTAAGTGCTGATGAGTTGCGTAGAATTGCGCTTGATGAGCGCAAGGCTCTAATGGCTAGTCTATTGGCTAGACCTGCTGAGAACTACCTATAATTGTAAGATAGTCCTAGCCGATAGGTTCGGTATGCTTAGGGTTCGATACCCTACTAGGACACGCCATAAGTCAGAACTTGACTTGTAGCCCTGAGTATGCTATACTTAGGTATAACTTAATAGAAGGAGAATAAATGGCTAAGATAACCTTAGACGCTTACGACCCTGAAGGTCGCTTAATTGCTAAGTGTAATTCAGATGATTACGGCGCACCATTACTAATGAGCCTTCACGGAGAAGGTTCTACGATTAGAGTGGGTAAGAAAATTGTTTGGCTAGAAGGTGCTGACGGCGAGGGTGCTGAGAGTTATGACGGCACTATTGAGAAGATATTTAATAGATTAAAGTAGTGGCTTGACTATCCTTTAAGGGTATGGTATCCTTAGAGGGTAGCCTAATCACTAATGGTTAGGAGAGATGAGAACTATGGAGATAATCCGAGAGTTTAGCGTGGATAGCGTTGCTACCTACCTAAGCACTTACTTCGGTGAGATATGGCTACCACATAGAACACTTGTTCTAATGGCAGTAATTGCTATCACCCTAAGAAGTATCAAGTTATTCCGAGAGCGTAAGTAATCGTGGATAATATAGTGATAGAATTAACTAGAGATGAACTAGAACTTATTAGAACATCTCTTAGAACCCAAGCGAATTGGTATGATAGAGGCGACTTTAAGGGTATGGCTATATCTGCTGACTTGCTAAAGAATAAGATTAGTGATATAATAATCGAAGTATCGGGTAAAGTAAGGAGTTAATATGTCTGAGGATATAGAATTAGTAGAGTGTTCTAGTTGCTCTAGTGATTATAGACCTGATGAACTAGAGAGTAATCGTAATGGCGATAAGATATGCGCTGACTGTCGTATATGGTGTGAGCGTTGCGAGGAGTATGACTACGCTGATAATAGTAGATATGTTCAGGGTTGTGGAACTTATTGCGAGGTATGCGCTGATAACTATACCTTCTGGTGTGAGAGGTGCGAGGATACTTACTCGGACAACCACTCTAGTTATGAGGTGGCAGATATTGGTGTCTATTGGTGCGAGGACTGTTGCCAAAATGGTGCGACTTGGTGCGATAGTTGTGAACAGTATAACCGAGATGAGTGTGAGTGTGAGAGTGGTGGTAGGTTAATCAATAATTATTCCTACAAGCCACACCCTATATTCTATGGTGAGGATAAGAATAAACTACACTTCGGTATAGAATTAGAGATGGAGATTAGGGATAACAACCTAAGTGATAGTGCCGAGTATATTGGCGAGATGTTAGGCGAGTTCGTATATCTTAAAGAGGATAGCAGTATCAATAGTGGCGGGTATCGTGGGTTCGAAATGGTATCTCACCCTGCTACATTAGATTACTTCGCTGACCATAAGAACTTATGGACTACGCTAGACTATCTACGCAGGGTTCATACGGCTAGGAGTTGGGACGCTAAGAGTTGCGGACTTCATATTCATATAAGCAGGGCAGGGTTTAAGGGTGGCGCACACACGCATAGGTTCTTATCCCTTATCTATAAGAACTCAGATAAGATGATGAAGTTAGGCGGTAGAAGTTCTACCTATGCTAAGTTTAGTGATGTGTGGCAGTATGATGAGTATGACCGACCATACTTCACATTAGCAAACAAGGTCGCACACCCTAGCAGGGCTATGACCGAGAGATATTCTGCGGTAAATACGCAGAACGAACACACGCTAGAACTCAGGTTCTTTAGAGGAACTATGAACCCTAGTAGTGTTCTTAGTGCTATACAATTAGCACACGCAACAGTAGAATACACAAGGGACTTGACCCTATCTGATGTTAAAATGGGTGCGTTAAGTTGGGAGTGGTTCGCTGACTGGATACAAGCCAACAACGGCAGGTATCCTGAACTCTATATGCGTATGAGTAGAGTGGATAAGTTAGTTCTAAATAGTAAAGAGTTAGTCAATGCGTAAGGGGGTTAAGTATGTGTTTGTTAGTGGTGTGTAATCCTAATTCCACACCGAGTAAAGATGAACTAAAGCAGGGTGCGTGTAAGAACCCACACGGCTTTGGCTTTGCGATAGATACTGGCGAGGGTATTATATCTGAGCGCAGTATGTCTGCTAAGAAGTCTATCGCTAGGTTCTTAGAACTTAGAGAGCAGTATCCTAATGGCTATGCTATGTGGCACGCTAGGTATGCTACTCACGGAGTTAAGAACGAACTTAACTGCCACCCATTTAAGGTAGCAGGTGAGCACGATACTTACTTAGCGCACAATGGCGTGTTAGATATTCTAATACCTAAAGATGATAAGCGTAGCGATACTCGTATCTTAGCAGAGGAATTACTGCCACGACTAGGCGGTGTGTCTGCGTTAGATGATGACTATCTATATGATATGATGAGTTCGTGGGCTAGCGGTAGTAAGGTAGCAGTTATGACCAATGACCCTAGCGCACAATACAAGATGTATATTATCAACGAGAGTGCTGGTAGTTGGGACGACAATGGTATATGGTGGAGTAATAATTCACACAAGGCTACCCCGACTTACAAGTATGAGGCTAGTGTGTATGATATAGTAGTAGCAGACAAGCACTTCGAACCTACTGCGTATGAGGAAAACAAGTTCGAGTGTCCTAATTGTAATGCGTTAATAGATTTATGGGATAGCGAACTCTACTGCTTGATGTGTGAGTGTTGCTTTGATTGTAGCGCACAGTTCTTAGACTGCCTATGCTACAACCCTAATGCTAAGGGTATGATAAGAGATGAGTATGGATTTATTGACAACAAGTGGTATAGTAAAGAGCCACTTGACTTCTAGAATTGGTAGTGATATAATCACTATCGATACCAACAGATACCACTTGGTAAATTGCCAAGCGGATAACAATGAAAGGTAATACAATGACAACCACGACTATACAAGTAGAGGACTACTTGGCTAGCATATCACTAACACTTGCTGACTTAGCAGATGAACTTGCTACAGTTCAGTTTGATGTAGATAGCGTCAATGGGTATGAACCTAAAGGCACTATCCTAAAAGCACTACCAACACAGTCTAGGTTCAAACCTAAGTCTATGTGGGTATCACTAGGTAATGGCAAGTATCAACACTTGACTGGTGAGAAGGGCTTAATCGCCAAGCACTCACGCCTAGAAGGTTATACTTCAGTAGTATTCCGCCCATAATAAACTAGTTAATTGTGGGTGGGGTTATTGCCCCACCTACACCAACATAGAGAGGACACTATGCTAGAGAATTATACTTGGACTTCATATATTAGGAAGCAAGATACAGAACACCTGTCAGATGAGGAGATTAAACAGATGACAACAGAGTTAAGTTCAGCAGTCAGTCGTATATGCTTTGAGTATGGGATACACAACTGATGGCTAAAGGTATGATAGATTTATATTTATCTAACGATAAAGATTTAGATATAAGTAATGGTCTATGTGTTAAGCACGACGACCCTGACTTATGGTTCGCAGGCGAGGTTGATTTAAGTGACCCTAACAGTAGCGTCAATACAAATTCAACGGCAGTACAAGCAGAAGTAGATAAGGCTATCGTTGCTCTATCAGTATGTAAGGGTTGTCCTGCTAAAGATAACTGCCTAGAGATAGGCAAGCGTGGGCATCAGTTATACTTCGGTATATATGGTGGCACTATGGCAGGAGAACGATTGCTTACGGCAGGTAGGTCAATGAAGAACTCTGCTAACAAACAGAAGTTAATGTTTGCTCGCAAGGTTAGGCGTGCTATGAAAGAGAGGGGAATAAGTGGAAGCGAAGCAGTATAGAGTTAAGGTTAATGCGGTTCGTGCTACGCTGGTATATTATATATCAGAGTATGATATCGAGGCGGCAATTAACCAAGCAATAGAAGCACCATTTAAGGAGTGGGAAGTATATGATTTTGATATGCCACTTGGAACTGATGTAGAAGCAGAGGAAATCTGAGAGAGGGGTAAAGATACTAAAGTTTATAGGATTTAATTTGGTAGTTAGTTTGCTACTAATAATGGGTGGCACTACCATACCATATACCCTTGTATTTCTTTTAGTTCTATACTTTATAGGTGCTTTAATATGAGAAAAATATTTGTATTCATACTTATCATAGGCTTACTGCTTATGCTAGGTATAAGATTTGCTACGCCTACTAGCCAACCTAATCCAACAGGAGAAGTTGTTGAAGAAGGCTGGACAGTAATGGATAGCAAAGCATACGCTCAGGATAAGTTATATGAGTGGCAATACAAACAATGGTTGTGCCTTAATAAATTGTGGACTAAAGAAAGTAATTGGAGACCCAATGCTTACAACAAAGTAAAAGTTATGGGCAAAAATGCTGGAGGTATTCCACAATTATTAGGGCTCGACCCTAGAACACCAGCACCAAAGCAAATAGATCGTGGGTTATCTTATATATACAACAGATATCACACCCCTTGCGAGGCGTGGAAGTTCTTTACTAAGAAGGGATACTACTAATCAAAGATCGCAAACATATAACAGAACTTAAACCTGATTACAAATCCGCTATGGATATCAGAGGTAGAGCCACTACTGTCTGTCCTTGTGGTTGTAATATATGGAACTTAAAGACTGTGTTCGATGATGAGACTGGTGATATAGATATGTACTTTTTAGATATGGAGTGTGCTTTATGTGGCACTCTTGCAACAGCACCAACACCCGAAGACAGCGAGGAACTATAATGCCAACCTATTCATACAGATGTCTTGACGATAAGACACTAGTAGAACTAAGTCGTAGCGTTGATGAACGAGATGACTTGGTTGAGTGTCCGCAATGTAAGAGAGAGATGACAAGAGAATACCAAGCCAACCCAGTTCATTTCAAAGGGACAGGGTTCTATTCAACAGGAGGATAATGAACGAAGAACAACTCTTTAGTATGCTTAAAGATGAATACTATCCTGATCTAACTATGGTTAGCGATGAGTATTCTAACTTTGATTGTGTATCAGAGCGTGAAGATTTATATATAGAATTAAAGTGTAGGCATACACACTATGATGATTTGCTTATAGAAAAATATAAGTATGATAAAGTAATAGAACAAGCAAACATAACTGGCAAGACACCAGTATATATTTGCTCAACACCTGATGGTGTATGGGAGTTCAACCTTGATACTATCAAAGTTATTTGGGAAGATAAAGATAATCTACCTAAGACTACCGAGTTCGAAGACATCGAAAAAGTAGTTAAAACCGTAGGTTTCCTGCCCATTTCCAAGGGTAAGAAATTATTTCCTGAGTTCTATGACGACGAAGAGATAGAAGATTTTGCTATGAACGATAGTGATCTATGGTCTGATGGGGAAATTGAGTTCGACCCTGATGACGGATACTATTCTTCAGATTCTTGATCTTCAGAACTAACAGTATCGATATCATTGTAAGGTTTGTACCCACCTATCTTATTGATAAGTCTACTAATGGCACGCTTAAGTCTCATTCGTGCAGCACTATCAGTACCAAGTTCCAAATAGTTTGCTATCTCGCCGAAGTCTAGATGTTCAGCAAAGCGTAAGAAGATAATTCTTCTATCATCTTTGTTTAACTTCCAATAACCTGAGTCAACTTCTAACATCATTATAGTTAGGTTGCCACCTTCGGCGGGAGCAGACGGCCTGCCAGGTCTACCAAGATTTAATTTATGTGTAACACCATACTCACCACGTAACACAGGTGGTAGCAATGCTTCAACTATTTCAGATTCATAGTAATGAATATCAGTAACATCATAGCCAACAGACTTTGCTTTCCATCGTTGGCAATAATCTAATGCATCATTGCGAAGAGAACGATAGATTAAATTCTTAGCATCCTTCTCACCTATTGCTTCCCAGTCTTTAAGTTTATTTGGGTGCTCGGTAAACCATTGATACAGCGATTGTCTTATGTCCTCTAACTCTACCATAGGAAACTTTCTATGGTACTCAGAAGCAACCGCTGTTACAATGTAGTCCCACTTCTCAATACTATCCCAGTCCAATTACTTCCACACCTTCTTGTCGAATACGAATGAACCATCCATATTAACTGGAACCAACTGTGGTGTAACCTTATTCCCATCTACATATAAGACACCAAAACCTTTGTGCCACGTAAACAAGCCACCTCTAATATACTTAGCAAACTTAAAGTCCATTAAGCAACCAGTCTCTAGTCCCCATACAGTCTTAGGTGTGCCACCAAAGTACGACTGAGTGTAATGTGTCAAGCCAGCACGGTGCGTATGACCACACACAACAGACATACCAGCACGTTTGGCTAGTCCAAGTGCGGTAGCACCAGCAGTAGGTTGCACATTACCCTCGTCGCCGTGCAATAGCAACCAGTTAGGTGCTAATTCATACGGCTTTTCGTGGTATGTAATACCTAGGTCATCAAGTCTTAAGAAGTTCTTTAACTCTAACTCAGGTAAACCAGCAAGTCCTGGCGCTCTCATTCTAATTGTATTAAATAATCTATCAGTATGATTACTTCTAATCATATGTTTAATCTTTAATGATTCAAGCACACGATGAGTCTCATCTCTATCTCTAGCAATAGACTTCTCGTGTTCAAGATCGGTACCCTTACTCCACTTTGAGATAGTCTGCATATCCATCTCATCCCCAACAGATACTACCTCATCAGGTTTATATTTCTTTATGAAATTAGACAGTGCTGAGACTGCCTTCCTATCGTGGTATGGTACCTGTAAGTCAGACACGCAGACTATAACCTTCATTTGTCCCACTTTCCTCTAAGTACTAGCAACCCTATGATTGCATAGTTTGCCATATCCTTGAAGGAATCTTCAATGGATTCGTGCTGGGGTTGAAACCCCTTGGTGTCTTCCATATATTCATACAGATTATTTATCCGTGCTAACTTATCGTGCATACGCACACGCAGTCCATTGATGGCACCACCAGGTGCATCAGCAATATTCTTTGGGCCGTAATCCTTATGTTTAGTTAACAATAGATCTAATAGTTCTTGGTATGTTGCTCCAACTGCTGACTCAAAAGAGGTACTGTCAGGGTAACTACGAGTCTCCCATCCATCTTCTGTACTTGACTTATATGGAAACCTTGTTCCTCCAAGTGGATTATAATCTGCCATTCTTCACTTCCCCTCTTCCAGTAATTGCTTGAGTTCATTATCTATTTCCATCATCTGCGATTCGATTATCATTTCCTCTACTATATCTTTGATTGCTTCGGGCTGTGTCTCTGCCGTAAACAATGTCATATATGTAGACTGGGTTATAGTCTTTATCTGATCTGGTTTGTCTGCATATTTATACAGGCACCTAAGCAATGAACCTATCATTAACCTAGCCCCATTAGGTAATACTAATGCGGGATCAAACTCATCATCATCTTCTAGCAAATGATCTGTTGCCTCAAACACATTAGCAAATCGTTCACCACATTCAGGGCAAGGCGGTATACTTCTATCCATTTAATCCAGCCCTCTCTCTAATGTAATCAGAACCATACTTTACATATGCACTGTTTACATCTTCTCCGTCTGGCAATTGCACGACTGTGACGGGCAACTCCCTTGCGAGACTATTGGCAAACTCTTTGCCTGGTTGATCTCCATCTGCAAATACATATACTCTTTCAAAGTCTGCGAGTAATCTTGTATAATGTTTTTTCCAACTGTTAGCACCAGGTACGCCGACGCAAGGAATACCAACACAACTAGACAAAGTAACTGTATCCAATTCACCTTCACACACTCCTATAAAATCGCCTGCTCGTTCTATATCTAATACATTATACATCTTGGTCTCAGCCCCAGTCATACCCATATACTTAGGTTCAACTGCTGGGTTAAGAGATCTAAATCTTAAATCAACTACACCACTCTTCGTAATATAAGGAATAGATAGCCTGCCAGTAAATGATTCGTGTCCTATCTCAGGTTCCACGACTACGCCGAATCGAGCCAGACGTGCTGCTTCCATTGATATACCCCTGCTTCGCAGGTAATCTTCTGCCTGATAGATGTTTGCCGCGTACTTCTGAACTGCCTGTCCCAGTAATTCTTTCTGCGATTGACTTTGCTTCACGTATATCTACCCTCTCTTGCTGTGCGACAATTTGTAAACTGTTACCTTGGACTCCGCAGGCGAAGCATATATATATGTTATCGTCGAGATTAGCACTCCCTGATTGGTGAGTGTCGGAGTGGAAAGGGCATTTGAGATTAACCTGCCCGTGTCCTTGTCGGACTTGTGCTCCGTAGTGTATAAGTATTTCTCTAATACTTGGTAAGTCATTTGCCTGCCCTCTTAGTCCATTGTTCAAAATCTTCCACCACCCAAGCCTTGTCTATGCCTGCCTGTCTACGTTTAACTATTACGAACTTATATGGTATTTCTTTTAATCCTCTAGCCTTAGCATAATTCTCTGCCTCAACCTCAGCCTCACGCCAGAACTGCGGTAAGTCTAACTTCTTTGTTGCCTTTAACTCTAGTATGTTTGCTGCTCCATCTAAGAAAGCAACTACATCACCTTCATCTTTAGCACCAGCCTTGGTTAATCTCTCGGCTAGTATATCCTTGGAGCGTAGCCACTTAACTACACTAGTCTCAAAGGTAGCGCCTTTACGCTTGCCATATGAACTCATTCGCATTCCGTACAGTAATTTGATGTCCGAATATGTGGTATATACATTACAAAATTTCTACCACAATGAAAACAATTAATAGATGTCCAATCAGTTGTGTTGTCAACAAAATAAAATGGATTCCTAATCCTTAGTTTCTTACTCACGCCACGCCACCTTAGGATATTTAGTTATGTTAACAGAGAAAAATATGAGATCAAACCTAACAACCCTAGCGTCAACTCGTGGAACATTATCATTAGTAAATTCAAATAGTGCATAGTACTCCATTCCAATTCCCCAACAGTCCAGAGAATTCTTACTTGTAGTTATAGTATAATTATTAATATCTTTTTGCATTAGTGGTTCTCTGGAATATCATCGACAAACATATACTCAGGATTAAATGCAATCCAAGTCATTAGTCCTCCACCTGCGTCTGCTCTGCCATATCTATTCTTGACTGGAGCAACACCCATTGAAGTTCCGACAACACCAAGTGTACATATAAGCGCTGGAAGTTGTGCCACTTTACCTTGGATAGCAGAGCGTGGCTGACACGGTGACCCAAGCACAGCCTCACTAGTGTGATGAAGAACGACAACAGCCGAATTAGTAGCACGAGCAAGATACTTTAACTCCTTCATAATAGCACGCATTGAAGCAAACTCTTCGCCACCATCTGTGGCTACATCCATTAAGTTATCTACTATAATAAGTGTAGGTGAACAACCCCATAATTCTTCAAAGGCTTGAACTTCCTCATCAATATCTTGTAGTGTTGGTGCTGATTCAAATGACCAGACTATATGGCTACTCTTAGATAGAGTAGCCTTAGTCCAACCAACATCAGAATGTAGCATCCCCTCTACATCTGTTTGGTTTTTTCCCGAAATCATAGACGCTAATCGCATAGCCATAGTATGTGCATTAGTATCGGCTGAGATGTAAAGTGTTGGCACTTTCATCTTCAACGCTAACGCTAATGCTAGTGTAGACTTTCCCACTCCTGGTGCTGCTGCGAACATAGAAACTTCAGACCGACGTATGATGATCTTGTTTGATTCGAATGCCTTAAAGCAAGATGGTAATGGTTCCCCACCAATACTGGCACGACCAACTGATCTGACAAGTGTACGCATCCTAGTTCCTTTCTAGTTCCGAAAAAAGATTTGTTCCAGTCTTTTAGTTTACTGGTTTGCATTGGTCAGGTGTTCCTTGTGGTGAAGGACAAGACCAGAATGCATATGGTTTACCGCTTGCTTTACTGATTCCCTCTCGCCATATACGGGCTCCGTGTTTGCATACGGGTGACGCTGTACCTGACGCTGCTGAGACTGGGGTTGGAGCGGAGTAACTCGAGGGCCTTGTGCTTGTAGTGGAACTCGATGTCGAGGACGGGTTTAGAGCGTATGAACCTACGATCTTTTGCTGAGTAGCAGCAATTTGTGGAGAGTAATCTCCTACGCCTTCTAACAATACTGATAGTTCATCAGCAGTATTAGCGCGTACGTTTATCATATCACCTGATGGTGTTTTGTAGGAAACTTGTAGTTTCCAGTCTTCGTTTGCCATTGTTTCTCTCATTTCTTCGAAGTGAACTGACAGTGTTCTGTTAGTCCACAACGATTGCAGTTGTTTGTGTTGGGAATAAATATACTAGCCTTGCGAGCCTTATCAAAGTTACTAACTAAGTACTCAAGTTTCTCTTCAGTGTAGCCACTTAGATCAACCATAGCAGAAGTACCTTCTTGCCTAGCCATCCAGTATGCACCATACTTTACATCTATACCTAAGACTTGCTTAAGTCCTAGTTTATAGAAGCCAAGTTGTAAGGTAGAAGTTGGGGTCTGTTGTGAAGTCTTGAGGTCAACCACGACCAACTCACCATCGACTTCAAACACTCTATCGAGAACCATCTTCACTGGCACGCCAGCAAAAATAGGAGTCAACCCCAACTCTATGGCGGGTGCGCCTTCAGGAGTGAACCAAATCTTCCAGTTATGATTAGCCTTACGCCAATCAATATAAGACTGAACCCACTCAGGCCCTGTCTGTTGCCAGAAATCTACGTTCTCCCTGTTAGGGAATGCTTTAGATGTTCTACCACCTACACGTGCAAAGGTTAAGTCAACACCTTCTGCTTCCTTAATCCAAGCCTTATCCCATAAAGCAAGTGTGTCACTTGTTACCAATTGTAACCTGCTTTGCTAATCGTAGGGCAATACTTAGTCCTGCTAAATTTTCTGGGTGTTCTTGGGTATGAACTGTTTTGTCAATAGCATTTTGTATAGCACCAACTATCATTGCTTTTGTTTCTTGTAGTCCATCCTCGTATCGCTCACGCATAATAGTGTTGTAAGTCTCCCATTGCATAGTGGTGATACCACCCTCTTCATTAACAATACTAATCATAAGTTCTCCAAATCCCACATCTCGGTAGCGGTATGAAATGATGAGCCACCTACTGACCATACAGATGGTGCCTCAGGTAATTGTAGCAGTCGACCTAGGTAATACTGGTAGCCACAGTCGATAAAGGTAGTAAATGCGGAGTAAGATATATGTTCTGGTAAGGTGTATTCACCCAATTCAATAGTCATAGCAGTAGTATATCATAATGGACAGGCATTGTAGGTAGGCAGGATCTTGCGCCTACCATCAATCGGTATTCCTAGGTGTATACTTAGGTATATAATACTATATAAGACCCCGTAGGGGTCTATAATATATACTAGGAGTATAAATATGGAAGATGCAACTACATATCCTAATTGGTTTAATGAGCACGCTAAAGGAAACTTTGAACTTCATTTATCTCAGTTCAAGGGCAAGCCTGACCTACAGTTCCTACAACTTGGGGTGTTTAATGGAGATGCAAGTATATGGATGTTAGATAATGTACTAACTGACGAGACATCAGAACTTACCGATGTTGACACTTGGCTTGGCTCACCCACAGAAGATGTCCATAACGAGATAAACTTTGAGGGTGTGTGGAAAAGTTACCTTCATAGAATAAAAGATTACAATAACGTATTTCCTAATAGAACATCTACCAACCATTTTCTAAACGTCCACGAAGACGAGGGTAATTGGTGGTATGATTTCATTTATATAGATGCAGATCACACGGCATCATCCGTGCTAGATGATGCAGTAATGGCTTGGCAGCACCTGAAGTCTGGTGGTATTATGGCATTTGATGACTACACCTGGGTCCACGACAAGGGAGCACTGTATGAACCTAAGTCAGCAATCAACTTTTTTTGTTGGGCCAAGCAGTTAGAACTTGAAATTATTGGTGACAACCAGCAATTATGGGTGCAAAAGAAATGACAAAAAGACCCCCTTCCCAGTATCTCTACTAGGTTGGGGGTCATTAGTGTCTCTAAAGGGCGTTTAAAGCCCGATTAGGGGTATATAATTACTTGCTTCCAATACCAAATTCTGTGGCTGATGGGTCTATTGCCTTTAGAATAGGTCCTGCAACGGCTGCAACTCCTGCTAATGCTAATGCCTTTAGGTCAGTTGTACCAGTAAGGTATAGAGCAAGCACGGCTGCTACTGCAGCACGCAGATAAGTTGATACGATTGCTTTTAATTTAGTTGTATTCATATTGTCCTTTAAGGGCGAGCAACGCCCATTACTAGGGAGTAAGCACGCTTCTTTAGAAACACACCATCTCCGTTTGATTGACTGCCCTTATTATCCCCTGAGGTATTACCCTCATAAACCATAAGGTATTTCTTTCCATCGTTACTGGCACAGATACCAACGTGGTCAGCCTCTACATCAGCATCGAATTGAAAGAAAACTATGTCTCCAGCCTGCGCTTTGCCGACTGGAACTATCTTGCCTTTACTTGTAAACCATTTAAGTCCTGCTTGACAGGAAGCAAATCCCTTTTTAGTTTGGGCTGCTACCTTAGGTGCTAGTCCTGCTTGGTCAAAGCACCAAGATACAAACATCGCACACCAAGGGTTATTGTTTAATCCATACCACTTGCCATATATACTGTCATTATTCTTGCCAACCTCTTTGTATCCTACCTGAGATTTGGCTATGTCTACTACGCTCATTATGTCCCTACTTCTTTAGTGATTGTATTATTAACTCTGTTAAGAACTCTACTTTGTCATCTAACTGATTGACTTTATCACGTAGGCTTGAGCCACCATTCGGTTTAAGTTCAGCAAGATAATGTTTAACCATCCATCTAACTCCTGCTGCAAGTGCTCCAATAAGTGTGGTTAATGCTACGGCTAATCCAGCCCAATCAGT